AAGCCGGCCAAGAACCTGCACCTGCAGAAAGCGCAACGGAAATTGAAGCGTCTTGTCAGCGGAAAGGTCGACCAGCCAACCTTCAACTACCTCGAAACCATCACAAACCTTATCGTGATGGCCTTATTATTGGACTCCGGTGACACCGGTAAGAACCATTGCGACATCTTCGCGTACTCGGGCGAGCAGCCTATGTTCAAGGACTTCTTCGCAAGTCAGCAACTTGAGGACGCCATTGATGATCTCGACAAGGCCAAGAAGGAGGCAGGCCACCCTGTGGATGGGATCGTTCTCTCGGTCCCCGCTCCCGAGGTGAAGGGCACCCTTAGCGAAAAGCTAGTGATGTACGAGACCTCAGCGTTTGGGGAATATGCGCTCACTGAGCGGAAGCCCGTAGTGGGGGCCGTGCACGTGGGGGTCGACTTGCTGGGCAAGCCGTCTCCTAACGATCACAAGAACCCGCTGAGTTTCATCAGTGCAGTGTACCGCCACTTCGGCGACAGCGACACTATTGTAGCTGAAGGCACACCCTTCGAATATGTGGTCCACCTAGACCGCAGCGAAAAGTCGAGGCTCACAGCGTCACACGACCGTGTCTGGGAAGACATGTTCGACGACCATTGTGAGGATTTCAAGATGCTGCTCACCAGCAACGAGCAGCGCTTTGATTACGACTTTCTCATCGACGGGAAGCCTGGCTCTTACAGTGCCGAGTCGTACGAACGGTGGGTGGAAGAACAAATCGCCGATGAACACTTCTACGCCGGGGAAAACTCCATGCGCGACTTATTGTCTCACACCAAAGCCACAGCGCAACACATGCAGCAGCTGAAAGCTTCAGCAGCTTGCAAGAAAGGTGAAGACAGCTCACGCGCGCGCGCAGTCATTACCCCTGGCGTAGCCGGATCTGAAGGTCTGCATCAAGCACGCACATCTCCTATCGTTAAGGCGTTGGAGGCATTGCACGCTATTCTTTACAACCATACCAACCTCAAGGGGTTGACGGAAGAAACCAAGCGCATACGCTTTGCTGAGTTCCTTCGCGCTGTCCCCAAGGGGGCTATCGTGTTCGGGACCGACAAGAGCAAGAACGACGCGTGCTTCCGTGAGGCTGTTTGGAAGAAGTGCATCAAGTACCTGGCCAGGATGAACGACCTGTTTGAGGAACACGTCGCCACCAGGGCTTATGTCTACTCACCCAACGAGAGCAGTGCGAGCCAGTCGTTCCCCACCGGGACTCTCGACATGAAATATTGGATAATCAAGCTCACTCCCCTGTTGGCTATTCTGCTTTCCGGGATTGGGCCCACATCTTTTTTCAACCGTCTTGAGTCCACCGTTGAGAACGGCACCGCAGTCCTTGAGGTGCATGGCGAGCAGGCGTACCAGAAGTGGCGGATCGCTGAGAGGCGGGCCGTCGCATCCACACACCCTGCTTGGAGCCGATATGCGCTTCCCCACGTTGCGGAGTACGTGGAATGGCAACCCCTCACCCCAAAGATGGTCACCGATACATCCATCAAGTGTGATGCGCTCGCACCTGACCAGATCGTGTCGTACCACATGGGCATCAACGAGGGGGACGACCAAGCCCACTCACTCATCCCTCCCAATACCGCCGAGTGGAGCGCTCTCGGTACGAAGGATGTTGTCATGAAATATACCTCATGCATGAGTCGGGCCACGAACTTCATCTTCGAAGCCGCTTTAGTCACAGACGAACTCGATATGGTCGGCCGGAACAGCGTCTTTGAGATGCTCTCCGCGTGGATCGCCCTTCCCACAGGGCGTGCCGACGATTACGAGGTCGCAGTCATCGTTCCCAAGGTTCTTAAGGCTATCAGGAAACTCCCACACTGCACCATCAGCTCCCAGCATACCGTCATTTACGACGAGCACGGCGAGCCAGTGGATGTGGAACGTGACGAGAAGTTCTGGAGTCTAGCGCTAACCAAGTTCTATGCGTTAGCGATCATAAACCAAGAGTCACTTGGCGTCCGAGGGTTGTTCCTGTCTCACGGGGACTACTGCTATCAGCAACTCGAGCGCCTTGTAGGCAAGCAGCGCGCACTCTCCTACGAGACCATTTACGGGGATCGTGACCCGGAGAGACGGCAGATAGAGGAGGTTTCCTCCACTACGTTCGGCCAATGCGGAGTTATGCGCGAGCATGCGCACGACACCCTCGCCAGCGTGAACAAGGAGCGCGTCGTGCGGACATGCTGTTCCGCGTGGCGCTCCGAGATGCCGGAGCTAGCAGCAGTACCCAAGGAGAAGGTCATCGCATCCCTCATTGCGTTCGACTCCATCTCAATGCTGCTGGACATCACCGATCAGCACGTCAGCGACCCAATGTTGCTGTGGCAAGAACTTGACATCGGCTGCCTTTTGGAGCCTTTAGTCATGCGCGCCACCGGCAATCACAAGGCCGTTGCCGGGCTGTTCCGGAGCGCAAAGCTTTTAGCCGACTCAGAAGAAACGGTCCTACTGGCTCGCAACTTTGCGAGCACCAAACCCGATAGATCAGCCTACAAGGAGGGCTGGTCGGACAACGCAGCAGGTCCCCAGAAAGGCGGAAAAGGAAAGGGGAAAGGGAAGGCCAAGGGCAAGGGCAAAGGCAAGGACAAGGGCGAAGGGAAAGGTAAGAAACCCAAGCCTGAGGCCGCGCCAGAGCCCCCTGCCGAGGGCAAAGGTAAGGGCTCTAAGCCCAAACCCGAGCCAGGCACCAAGGCCAAAGTCAAAGGGAAGGGGGAGAAATCCAAACCCAACCCCGAGGCGAGCGCAGGCGCAAAGCCGCCGCGCAAAGGCGGGCAGTAATGCCCGCCCTGGACCCCTGACCTAATTCGCCCTCCTCCGGGGGGCAACCTGCACGCGAATTCATTGGGTGAAGTGTCTTTAACTGTAAAGCGAGGGCCAAACCCGCAGGGCGGCGCCAGTAGAACTGGGGGGTCACCAACCCCCCACTGGCACGTTGTAGGGTGAGCGCTTTCTGCCCACATTTTGTGGCGCGGCCGGGGACAGGACCTGTGTCCCTAGGGGGTGGCCCCTACCTCGCATTTTGCGGGGCGGCAAGCAGGAGCGTGGAAAGTCGTGCACATTGCGCAGCGTGTGTACGGCGGGTGTGTCAAGGCTGGATCTACACC